CATTTTCAATATTTTCACCGTTAGCATCAACTTCGTTAATATATAAATACTTGATTTGATAATCTGGATCGAGTTGGGCTGGTTCTAGTTCTGCTTGCCAGTTAAATGTTCCTTGAGCAGGATTGTTGTCAGAAGATGATCCTGATGCGATGTACCTTGGGAGTATCTTAGCAGGTTTCTTTAGTGGATTAGCTTCGTTTAAGCTTCCGCTATACATATCTAAAACCGTACCTCCCAATTCTCCATTAATCTTTGCTGCTTGATCATCGTAGATTCTTAGGATAGATCCGGATGGTGTTAGCAAGCTAGCGGAATAGGTTGTTGACAGGTTATTAAATATCCCTGCTGATGAGCCTGAAATAAATGCAGTGTCGATAGATCCTGTGTATTCAGGTTGAGACCAATCTACTACTGGTGACTTTATCTTACTCCTGTTAAGGATATGAGGTTTAATTGTGATACCTGTTGTAGTTTCTGCTCTTGCAGGAACAAAGTCTTTGATCATCTTAAAGAGTTGATTATCAAAGAATTTGATTAGTCTTATAAAATCAAATACATCATATCTCTCAACCGAAGCCATGTTCCTAGAAGCAAACGCATTAAGTGATGCATAGCTGCCGGAATTCAATACAGTAGGATCTCCTATATAATCGTCTATATTAAAACCTGCTGGAGTGTTTGCTACAACTAAATCTTCAATTTCACTATTTAGTTGAGTAGTAGGGCTAAAAGAGATATCTATTTGATGTAAGTCCTGGGTGTATTTATTATCTTCTTTTTGTATAGATGTATAGAGACTTAGTGTACTTCCGCTTACTAGACTTCCTGTGTTGTCTAATCTAATCTTATCTACTGTTGATGCTCTATTGTAATAGTAGTCCTCAACTGTGTACCCACCACTCTCTGTGATAGCTAAAGATCCGCTTGGAATACCAAAACAGTTTATAAGAGCTCGTAAACCTCTCTCTGTTCCTTTTGTTTTAAGTAGGTATGGAAGGTTATGGTAAATTCTCTTATAAGTCTCTTTTATAATACTATTACTTGGTGAAGGGTCATTTGAAGCAGTTACAAATGTATTAATATCTTCCGATCCTGTTGAGAACCATTGACCAGTGTATAAGTTAAGCAGATTATCGGTAGCAAAATTTGAAGAATATAGCTTAACACCAAAACTTTGGAGTGTCTTTTCAATTAACTCTTTAGATATTCCGTAGTCTAGTCTATTATCTGCATCGTACTTGTCTGTAATACCTTTTGCTGATATCCATAATTCGTCAAAATGTTGACCAATCATGTTTAAAAATAGACTGTAAGGTGCGTTGCTATCATCCTGTCTGATAAATTCAGGTACGGTATATTCGAGGTTACTCTCGTTTAATTCATCATATAGGGAAGCTGAAGCATATTCTGCTGCATACCAAGTTGTGGAGGCAGCGTCACTACTAGATACATTAATATAAGGTTTACCGCTACTTGCTTTCGGCCAAGCTTTACTGGAGCTTTCGTAAAACAAGTACCTCTCATACCCATCAAACTTAGAAACTACTCCTTTAATTAAATTATCATAATATAAATTACTGGAAGTAATTGCGTTAGATGCGTTAGATAATGCTGCTGCTTCTGCTCGTTCTCTTCTATACTGATCGTATAAATCTAGTTTATACTTAAAGTTTGCTAATCTTTCTTTAGCAGATGAGAAGTGTACGAAGTTTTCAAAATTAGTATAGTCTACACTTAATTCAACTCCCGTCTTTTCTACTTCTGAGAATATTCTGTTATATGAATTAGTAACAGGTAAGCTATATAGTTCATCGTAGTTTAAGTACTCTGTAGATACAGCAGAACTATCATCTAATTTAATATTAAAGTTGGCGGTTCTTAAAAAAGGTGTTGGCTCTTCTTCTGGTACATCCGGTGTAAAATTAAACGTAACTGTTACTGGGTCTGCTACTTCTTGATTGATGTTAATAGAGTCTCCTAAATTAACTAAATCAGGTAGAGGTCTGTATAGTTTTAAGTAGATGTACTCACCATCATCTATTACGTTTGTAATAGGAGTATAGTTACCTTCAGCGTGATCGATTCCGATTTTACCATAGTACGCTGCGTCTTTTACTGAGCTTATTAGTAGATCAATTGAGGATTGTGTACGGTCAGCTCCGATAGATTTTAACTTAACTTCTGTTCTATCGTATGATATTTCTTCTGATTTAAAATTTGAAAGTAGAGGTCTGAAGAAACTATATACCGCTCTAGCACCGTCTTTCAAAGGATCGGGAACAGAATTCAATAAAGGAGTAGGATCTATAATAACTGTGCTAGAAGTAGTATCTCTCTCTTCATTTAATTGCGATGGATCCTTAGGAGGGCTAGGAGGATTAACACCTACATTCACTCTAGTAGTACTTATAAACGCTCCTTGGTTATTGTATAGGGATGCTTCCGCAAAATCTTGTACAGGGTTAAACTGTGCAGATAACTCTACGGTGTTAACCTCACGCTGATCTCTTTGGGATAAACTTCCTTGACTAACTGCGTCTGATATAGAGAATGTAATACTAGCCATTTGTTGTTAATCCTGTAAGATTGGTGTTTATATCTGATAAGTCGAAGATAGCTTCATTTGCTTCTAGTAATTGTCTTCTTAGATCTGCAATCTCGTTCTGTAGGAGTGTGATGTTCGGATCCTCTCCTGCATCGTAGATCTCAGAGCTTCGTGTTACTAAGGTTTGGTGCGAGTTTTCACCAGTTGATGGAATTTCCAAATATAATTTATCATATAACCTAAAAAGCTCTTCTACCGTATCTGTATCTACTTGTTGCTCTTGTTCTGCAAAATACTTAAAAGAGTTATCAATACGGCGGTTGAATTCGTCTAAACGAACTGTACTGTTTTTTAAATCTACTTTACTACCCATTTCGTATTACTTTAAAAACTAGATTTTCATCAATAACATTCGTAGAGCCGTCTATTTCGGATTTGATTAACACTCTGTAATATCTCTCTGGTTCTAATCCTTCCATGTATATATCGAAATAATTACCTGTAGTGTTTCTGCTTATTTTAGTAAATGTAGTATCAAAATCGATAACCATCTCTTCGGTATTTTCATCTCTAAGTCCCCAGTAGGAAGCTGTAGGAAGATAGTAGTTAGTTAAATAAACAGAGCTTGTTGCAAATGTCCTAGTAGGGTATTTAGGTCTAACATGTAAGTTAAATCTCTGCTTACCTACATCTGTGTATTTTCCTCTATTGTTCTTAATTTTCATAACAATATTAGGATCACTTACTTCACTTAATGTAGAGTCAGTTTCGAAGTCGTCCCATTTCAGTTCTAAATGAGGAGGGTATATTGTATGTGAGTTGTTAGAGAAATACCTTAAGTATAGCTGACGGTCGGTTTGGAATTCTAAACTATCTTGTAACTTTACTAAGAATCCGGCGTTAGTGATCTCTCCATTATAATGAGCTTTAATACCTTCGGTAATGTTTATATTTGCATCATGAGTAGATACTACGGTGTGAGATTGAGTCATGTACGTAAAGTCGTAATTTCCTGATCCAGTGTACCATGTACCTCCTCCTATAGAAGAACCTGTGTAGGAAGCTGTAACATTATTTACTGTAGCCCAACTATAAGATCCTGTTGAGTCTATAAAATCCCATGATACACCGCTTGAGTTTCTTGGTGAATCGCCGTACTTACCGTTCCCGGCTGTCCATGTACCAGGAGTACTGGCATATATCGGAAATGCTTCTAATCTATAAGCAGTAGGTACTTCATTTGCGCTTGCTAACATTAGTCGCAAGGAGGCGCTGAAATCTGTTGCTGCTCTATTAGAGGAAGATATATAAGTATTTATAACTGAGTTTACTTCGGCAGTATCGAAAGCGATCACAGAGCGGTTAACATAGCGGTCACTACCTTTGTAATACGATGCTATCTCTAAGATTTCATCTCTACCGGTATTCATGTTAGAGTACTCTGAATATATAGTAGCGTCTTTTTCGGGGAATATTTTAAATACTGCCATGCTTTCTTGTTAAAAAGTTACGATTCTACCTTCTATATCTGTATCTGGGTATTTGATTTCAAAAATACACGGGTCATACGAAGGGTATACTATGTTATTCTTTGTAGCGCCTTTCACATCGTACCCGTACTCTGAGTAGTTGCCTCCAGCTTTATTAAATACTTCTACATTCTGTACAGTTTGTACACCTTTTACTTTATCAAGTAGAGTGTATATCTTAGATAAATTAATAGGTTGATTTATACTCAATTTAGTAATGTTTAAGTAGTCTTGGATCGCTTGTGTACATTTTGTTAAAACATCTTTAGCGGTTGCTGATGGGCGTAATACAATCTCATACCTAACTCCTATATTAACTACGAACGCGTCTTTTATGTTGATAGCGTCAGTAATTAATCTATACTGGGATAAATAAGTTTTTAAGTTTGTCTTTAATGTAGAAGAAGCTGTTGTAAGCTGCTTTTCACTATTGTACGAGAGTACGTACATTGATAGTGAGAGTGGGTTACTGTCCACAATACTGTCTCGTTGACTTTTAACACTGGTTAATTGATCCTGTGTAACAAATACTTTTGCAATAGAGCCGAATCGCGGAGGAAGAGTCAAAGCTCTAACTGTGTAATCTTCCTTAGTAACTGCTCTTAATTGTGAGTTAAATGCTTGGATTGAATTCTGTCTTAATTCTTCAATAGAATCTCCATCTTTACCTCCAGTTGCAGACTCTGGGTTGTTTACTGAGAATGTATCTTCGTATCCGGTTTGGATTGCAGTTCTTGTAGATGATATTACAGTTGTAAGTGAATCTGCTTGAACGTTTGATCCAACACCTCCTCCTACTAAGTACCTGATGGTCAGCTCTGATGATGGTGCTAAACCGTATGCTCCGGTATGCATAAAGTTAGAAGGATCATATGCAATATCGATCTTACTTACTCCGTTAACAGTACCTAGTCCTACATTAGTTGGGTCTGGGGTGATTACTGTATCATCATTTCCAGGTTGACCTGCTCCGAACTGTAACTGTAAAGCACCGGTTGACGTAAATCTAGTAACAAACCTACGGGGTACTTTCTGTATGTTAAGTGAATACGGAACTAAATTATTGTCTGAAGCTATGTTGGTTGTTTCTTCAAAAACACTATCTTGTGCTAAATAAGGTACTTCAGTCCAGGAATTTGCATCGTTATCAGTAATATCTAGAACCCCAATAATATTTGTATCGTTAATCTCAATTGTTTTAAACTTCTCGATACTGTCTATTGATACAGTAGTGGTTTTTATCTCTGCTGAGATAGCTTTTACTTGTTTTTTAAGTAAAAACTTTGTAATATTTCCTGCTGTTGTTTCGTATATTGATACTGTAGTTGGATCGTAAGATGATGAGAAGCTAAAATTAACTTTATCTTGAATTAAAAACTGAACCGGTGGGTTAGTAGCACTCTGTATTACTGCGTTATTATCTAATGTGATAGCGTAGTCATAATCTGGTACTGCGTTGGTACCCGCGTTTTTAGAAGGTACTTGTTGATATACATCCAACGTTACAATTGCTGCTGAGGTTGTTTTCGGAGTGTACCCCATCATGTATGCTAAACTGTATAGGTTCCCAGGTTCTTGAGCGTATTGAAGAAATGTTTCTTGTAGCTGTATATCTTGGTAGAAAGAGAGTATGTCTCCAACATAAGAAGCCATCTCTACAAACATCATGCCGGGTGATGTAGGTGAGAAGTCATTATACGTATCTGGAAAGTAGTTTTTAGCGTAGTCAATTAACTGTTGACGGAAATCGCTAAAAGTCTTATTTGAATATTGAATCTCTCTTTCTTGTGCCATTACTGTTCAAAGTTAATTGATATTTCATCTTCTATGTTAGTTTGTACTACAGAGTATTTTAATTCAAGATTGACTAAGTTGTTATCTGGTATAGCGTTGATCTCAAAAGAGCTTACTTTTACTCTAGGGAAATATAACTCCAGGTTTTTAGATATATTTAATTTCAGTTCCTGTATACCTTCTTCTGTTATTGCTTCAAATAGTAAATTTCGAAGACCGGCGCCGAAATTAGTATTAAATACTCGTTCGTTTTTACCTGTCAACATATAGTTAATCAAATTAGCTCGGATCGCTTCTTTAGAGGTATACGTAGAATTAAAAACAGCCCTACCCGAAAAAGGTAGAGCTACTCCTACAGCTTTCCTTGGCTGTAGATCTAAGGGGTTAATTCTTTGAACCTTGTACGCCATTATACGCTAAACTTTTCTTTCTGTTTTCTATCTGCCTCATTAACAATAGCAGCTGCTTTGCTCACAAATCCTAACTGGGATAAGTCTAAACCTATTTTTGGTGCTGATGCTATAGCTGCTTCTACTGCTCTAGGGTCATCGGAAACTGGTTTTACTGATCTACCTTGAGGTGCAAATGCTGCTCTATTAAAACTTTGAGCCATATCTGCTCTAAAATCTCCTCCTAGATTTCTGTAATCTTCAGAAGTCATAGAGGTCCTGGTTTCATTAAGAGCGTCTAACATAGCGTTACCAGTAGGCTTGTAAGTAGGTGTACTTACTTGCTCTTGTACTGGTTGCTGTATTCCGGAGAGTTCTTCTCTAATAGCCTCTCTTACTGCTTCCTTAATAATATTCTTAAAATCAGATGCTTTCATAATTATAAATAGATTTAGCCTAAATATGTGTCGATTCTATGTTTAAGTTCTTCGATAAGTATTTCTGCGTCTGCGCTATAAGATAAAGGTCCTTGTATTGCTACTACTCCGTTTGCATCAATTCCTACTGCGTATCTTTGCTTAAGCGTATTTGTGCTCTCTTTAACTCGTATTTCAATCTTATATCCTCTATAGGTAACCTCTCTACTTGCAAACGTTCCGCCGCTAATAGGTGTTAGTGCTGATGCTATACTCTTAGATAGAGGGTTATCGGAATCCGCTAAGTCCTGTATACACTTACGGAGTAACTCATCAACTACTCGAATAAACGCATCTACTACGTTTACATTAGCAACAACAAATGTTATAGATTTAGCTGCAGCGCAGGTTGATTTATCTAGAGCTTCAATTCGAGGTTCGTACTTAATTATTAAACGATCAGCTGTTCCTATAATTTTATTAAGTAGGGCAGCAATACCTGCAGTGAAAGGAGTTGCTGCAGCAGCAGCGACTGCTGGTCCTGAGGCTATTATAACTCTTTTCAATATATCTACAATTCTACTCAGTACGTTTAGCAAAGCACTTGTTATATTCACTATTGTTTGAAACTCAGTTAATTTATTTTTTACTTGGTTTACTATTCTTGCAAGATTTTGTACTCTATTAATTATCTTTTGAGATATTTCAGGAGATGGACATTGAATTAAATTAAGTACTTCTTCTCTAATTAGATCTAGAATAGGTTCAGTGATACTAGCAATACCTTGTTCAAGATAGTAATTATTTACTTCTGTGGTCTCCTGTGAGGTAAGTTCTTGTAGAGGAGTTCCAAAAACTCCCGGTCTATCGGTGCGAAGATATCTAGCAGTGTTCGGGTGTATTTGTATTCCTGCAATCGGGCTTAGCCATTGAACAGTTTCTTGAAGTTCTTTATCTTCTAATTGCCCTAATCCTTTAATAAAAATCTTCAGTAAATTTGGAGGGTATCCGCTTTTTAATAATACAGAAGAAATAGCTTCAAGAGGTTCGGAATCTGTTAACTTCTCGAGGAATTCTTCGTTCAGGTAGTCACAAGGGTAAAATCCTTCTAGCCCATACCCTGCTAAAGTGTTTGCTACTTCGTCACAAGATAATCTCTTTAATTTGATAATTTCTTGAACAATTCGTTGATTAAGTAGTTGGATTAAACTCCTACCATCACAAGGCTGTACTTTTTGTAATTCTTCTAGTAATGTAGGCATGATTAACTTAAATAAACGGTTTTAGATAATAAAGACTCTTTTAATTTTTGATTACCGTTGTCTATTCTACCTTTTAAGTGATCTTTTAATTCATCTACTGTATCAGTACCAACGTTTAAGCTATTTACTACATCTGATAAAGTCTCTGTTAGTGCTGCTAACCTACTGTATAAATTTTCTAACTCAGTGATTAATTGATCTCCTTTTATTGCAGGATTTCTTGCTGCTGCTGTGAGTAGAACGGTAGGTGCTGCAAGATTGATAGTGTTTACAGCATCTAAATGCACTTGAAATCCTAATAATCCTACGTGCTGTTGAGCGGATAAAAGTATATGTTCTTTACGAGCATTTAAATATAATCTATCACTATTAAAGAGTATTTGGTTACCTGTATAGGAATTAGAACCGGATGGTAGGGTTAATGTTCCGTAACTTGTGAGTCCCTCTCTTTTCCATTCGTGCGGAGCTTGTAAATTTACTTTCTGGTTCTGAAGTAAGTATATAGATGAGGCATCTGTGTTTATGTTTTCAGTAACGTAATTTGTAGCATCTCCTGTTGTGGTTATACCGCTAACGATAGTGACTGTTGATTGGTGTCTTTTTTCTTGTCTACTTATCCAGGGAGTTAACGGTGTCTTAGATCCATCGGACTGTTCCTGTACTAGATTTTCTGAGAATCTTATGCTCTGCCCTTTTCTACCTTCTATAATAACGTCTCCTGGGAATGGGTATAGAGCGTTATTGTCTACTGTTTCTTCCCAACCGTCTTTAAGTTGATTAAGATAGTTACCTATACTCGAACGACCGCCTTGAGGATTGTTCCATATGTTTAATGCAGGTAAGTAATAGTCGCCGGAGACGCTCTTTAGGTCACCTCCGGGTTTAGGTCCGGGAATTAATAGTACAACTTCTCCTACTACAGGTATAGTTTTGAAACTTTGGTAAAACGGATAAGCAACTCCGTCTTCACGACCTATGCTTGATCCAATAGCACGGTAGCGAACTCCGCCGGTGTCTAGTGTAGTATCAGAAAAACAATTAGCTGTAACTTGTGCCCAGTTGTTAGTTAAGCTACCTTGGGATGTTGTAGTTACCGGAGCTCCGAATAGACCACCTATACCTGTTGAACCGTATCTAGTTTCTGTTGACATTAATCTTCTTTCTTAGGCTCCTCTACTTCTTCTTCCATTTGCTCTAAGATCTGAGCAAGTTCATCAGCACCTAATTCAAAACCTGCGGCGTCGCCGTTCTTAGATGCATTTTCCATACGCTGTACTACTGCAAGCATATCGATCAGATGTTTATCGTTCTTAACACCGATTTCTAAGTAGTTAGCAATCATAGGAACAACAAGAGTAGCGTCTCCTATATTTTCAATAAGAGGTTTAAGTTCTCCGATAAGAGTGTTGATCTGCTTTTCTTTCTTTTTAGAATTAGTGTAGATCTCCTCTAGTACGTCGGAGAAAGACTTTTCCTTAAAGAGTGTTTTATCTAACCCCATACCTTTTCTTTTATAAATAGAATCAGTACTTTTTTAGGTCGATTAATCCTTTTTCGTAATAATCGTTGTAAAGATCGTAAAACTCTTCTTTAAGTATATTAATAACTTTAGTGAGATACGGAGTCTCAGTACCTGTCATTTCTCGTATATAAATGTAAAGTGCTTTCTTTTTAAAGATTTCTAGATCATAACGTTTTTCGAATAACGTTAAGACTGCGTCAGCTATTTGAATATCTGCTTCTTTCTGGAAGAGTTCATCGAGCTTTTTATACATCTGTTGAACGTAGAGGTCAAAGAATTCTTTAAGTTTTATTGCGTTTGGGTGTACTTCTGGAGTGTTTAAGTCGTAGCTACCTTCCCAAGCATCCATAGAAGTCTGTTGCTTAACCCTCTTGTAGTTCTTATTGTTGTAGTTTATAAGGTGACGTTTAACAATGGTACCGAAATAGGAAAACGCTTTTGCTCCTCTAGTTGGATCGAACATATGTAACTTTTCTTCTACTAATAAGGAAACGATCTCGAGTTTTAAGTCTTCAAGATCGTCTACATCTGTATAGTAGAATTTGAAAGTATGTATGA